TACATCAGTCTTGTTAGCTGCTGCACGACCACCTGTTTGCCACATATTCATGAAAGCACCTGGCTTATGGCACAGACGGATATATTTACCCATGTTACCAATACCGTCATCAACACCGCCGTTGGTACTCAATGGAATGAAGAAAGCGTATTGCTTCCAAGCATTTGCAGTTGAATCAGCACCAACACCAAACATAGTTGGGTTGTCAAACACGCCCATACGAACAAATCCGAAGTTCTTGTTATTGAACACTAAATTGTTGAATGAGAAGGTCTTGCTCATCAAGTCAGCGTAAGCGCCTTCACCCCAGAAAGTCTTCTCCATCTGAACTTTGTTAACTTGTACGTTAAACTGCAATGGATTTTGAGCTATTGCAGCATTACCAAACAAAGTTTGTTCCATTAAAGACTGCATATAACCACTAGCCCAAACCATGTAGTTCTTTACAGAGCCATCCTGTGATGTCAAAGCAGCTTCCATTGTGTAGAAGTCAGTTACATCAGGGGTTGCTCCAGTTGGAACAACTGTAGTCAAGCCACCGCCGTTTGATCCAGACTGGTTGTTCTGAATTGCATTCAACAAACCTTGAGTAGTTTGGAACGAGGTAGTAGAAATACCAGTGTTGTAACCAGTAGCAGTAGAAGGAACACCAGCAAAGAAAGTGTTTACCAAAGCAACTTGGTGTTCACGCTGCAAGTAGATGATGTCGCGTGAGTTAGAGTAAGGAGTCTGAACTCCGTTCTCTAGCTGTGAGTACCAAAGTTGATTGTAAAGAGCTTCTGAGCTAGAAGTAGTGTCGTTACGGAAAGTTTGCAAAGGAGAGGTGTGAACCGTGTCGAATGTAAACTTAGAAGCGTAAGCACCACTGTTTTCAGCAGCTGAGTTACCTACGTAGAACATCAATCCATCAGGAGCAGCAGCGCCTGTAGTAATCAATGCAGCCATGGTAACAGTGTTGGCAGAAGCCTTAGCTGTAATCTGATACAAAGCACCGTTTTTTGCATCTCTCCAAATATCACCAATTGCTGGCCAAGAGTAGGTTACACCACCGATAGTCTGAACGTTTGCTGCGTTCAAAGTTACAGTGTAAGGACCTGTTCCGGTAGCTGTTACAGTGATTGGAGCTTCCATACGAGTCATTTCAAACCAACGAACCTTAGGATTCTTCGCGATTTCGCGGTTACCCACAGCGTTCATGATTTGGTTCATAGCGTCCCAGTATTCGTCACCGAATGGGAGGTAAGCTACTGCATCAAAGTCTTCCATCAAGGCGTCCCAGTTATTCTGGATAGCGCCATACGTCATGCCACCATTATTGGCTGACGATATCGACAATGGATTAATTGTCGCGCTCTGTGAAAATGCCATTTTATTAAATTTTTTTTAGGCGTTATTATGATTTTAGCATCTGCGATGGCAGAGGAATACCGCGCTCCATCAAATCTCTTTGGGCTGGAGTGAGTCCCTTCTGATCAACAGACGTTTTGCCTACACGATTCGGCGTCTTAGGCTGACCGTTATAGACTTCTCTTACCACCTTTTTTTCGGTTTGAGCCGTAAGTGACTTAGCTATTTGAACTCCGAGATCCCCAGACTGAACCTTATGAATGAGGATTTGGTTCGTTAGCCATTCACGCACCGCTTGTTTACCTTCCTTTGTGGTGGTGTCAAAGGCTTGACCTAAATAACCAGCATACTGCGACTTCAAAATCGATTCGACCTCTTCGTTTGAAACTTTTAACGAAACTTCCGTATCGCCGAATTTGTAGGGGACTTCCTTTAGCTGTTTACCGTAAGACTCTGCCTCGGTAAGTGCTATGGTTTGTCTTTCCGCAATCTGTTTTTGAGTTTGGCTCTTTAGCTCTTTTGCAAAGGTAAAAGGATTTTGTACAGTTTCAACATCTTTCTTAGTCTTTTCAATCATTTCAATTGCATCGATTGCATCAGACTTTAAAAGAGCTGTAGCGTAATACTCACCTTCTCCTAAGTTGTATTTTTCACGAATGGCTTCCTCAATAGTTGACTGGCCAAGTCGCTTGAATTTATCAGGGTTTTTTACCGCCTCAGCGATAACAAGCGCCTTGAGCGGGTCTTCCATCAAAGAGTCAGCAGTAGAAGAAACAATTTGATTGGCAATAGACGGGCTTATCCCCTTCTTTCCAAACGCAACCATTGTTCTTGCCTCTTCGATACCGGCAAATGGGTCGTCGGCTTCCTGCAATAATGCGATGCCCTCCTCGATATCTTTCTGTCTTTCAGACAATTCTGCCGCTAGGCTTTTGTAGGATTTCAGCTGTTCAAACTCACTCTTAAAAGCATCCTCGCTTTCATATCCGAACGAAGAAAACCAAGGCATATCAGCCGGGTTTACCTGTTCGTTTGTTTGTTCGTTTGTCTGTTCGGCTACTTGACCATTGTCTTGATTGTTCGCCAATTCTTCTTGATTGTTCAATTCGTTGTTTTCCATAATGTTTATACTCTACCTGTTATTTCGTTTCCTAATTCTGATTCGAGGCTTGCCTCTAATTGTATTTGTTCCAAAACTTGTTTTCCTTTCAATAACTGAACCTGATAGTTTGCATCAGCTTTAATCTTAGCAAGCTGTTGCTCCTTCATAAGCTCCATGTTGGCCATCTCGCGTTGCTTCATAACTTCAATCTGAGCAAGTTGCATTGCTGTTTGACGCTTAGCCTCTTCAGCCATAAGTGCCGACTGCTGTTGGCCTTGGATAGTCTGTTGAAGCATCATTTGAGCGTGTTGTTGCTCACGTTCCCTTGCCTCTGTTTCTTCAGTTGCCATAAACCAAAGAGCCTCATCCACATCGCCGTTCTTAAGCATTTGAGCCACCCGCTCAACGCTTGATGGACTCAGAAGAACTGCGCCATCTTTGGTCGGCATCTGAGACATCTGCATGGCGCGTTGCAAAATTGCACTCTTTTCCTTTTCATTTGGAAGAACCTTGCAAGAAATAGATAGTTGATCCAAAGACAACCCCTCTATATCATCAAGAGCGTCTACCATGTTTTCACCAATAATGCTTTGATAAAATTCGCGTATCTTAGAATCGTATTCAATATCTATTCGTGCCTGGTGAATCATTCTCTCCCCAAGTTTTTGCTTGAATTGACGCTCTGATTCCCGAAGTGGCCAATTGGCATGATTACCAGCAACATAGTCTGCCTCCATAACTCCAACCAAACGCTCCGCTGATTGATCAGGACTTGCAGCCATAGCATCTGGGATACCCATCAAATCTTTAATCATCATCTGAAGATTAGCGATTTGAGCAAGCCATTCTTGACCTTGTGGACCAAGGCCATTATCCATCTCGGCTAACGGTTGAGAAATGTATTTCCCAGTTGCCGCGTTAAACTTAGTAGCAACAATCTGAATACCGTTTTGACGGTGGATATGCATCAGGTCGAATAAATCGTACTCTACACCTCCGATTTTGATATTAGCGGCTTCTCCAACGTCAATTCTATATCCCTTTGGAGCAGCGGCCCATACGGCTGCGCGAAGTTTCAATACAGCGAACATCAAATCATCAAGTAATCCCTTCACGCTGCGTGTTGGAGACTGACCGTTGATTCGGTGAATTACATACGAACTCATTGGAGAAAGACCCTTCTGCATTTGATTGGGCTTCTTCTTCCATTCGTAGATTCGGTCTTGACCTGTTCCTGAAATTATATATGAACCCTCATACCAATAGTTGCAGGCAACCTCGTCGTATGTGTCGTTCGGATTCTTCTTCTTGTCATCAACAGGCTTGTTGTTACGTACATAACTTCCGTAACCCTGCTTGTTTACGCGCTCTACGTACTGCTTATAGTCGGTTGATAAGTACTCAAACTTCAAAACGTAAACTTTGAAGTCCATCCAAACCCAACGATTGGTAGTTGAGTCCTTACGCTCAAATGCCCACTGCGGGATGGTTGATACGTTCGTTTGATACGGGACGTATGACTTTGCCATCGCCTGTATCTGCTCTTCACTAAATCCCGCGTCAATCAGTTTGTCAAAAATAGATTGAACGGTTTCAGACTCAATGTGACCAATTGCCACTGGCTCATCTTGGTTATCTTCATTCCAAAGCATAACCATACGGGCGGGGTCCACGTAGTTGAATTTTACTTGACCGGTAATTGGATCGTTGTAAATCTTAGCTGCACGGAAATGGAAATCAATCGCGTCACGATTAAGGTCCATTCGCTGCCCAGCCCAATTTGACGAACGAAAGCCGGATTCGGCAAGTTTCTCTAGTGCTACTTCATATCTTGTCTTAAAGAAACCAAGACGATCAGCCATTTCAAGCATACTATCGTCCTTCGGTACAAATGGAGTTTTAAATTGGGGCAGACCCAACTCCTTCATCAACGGATTTGTGAAATTCGTTTTAATGTAGATATCATTCTTTTCGCGTTTCTTTTTATTGACGATATTTTTATCAAGAGAAACACAATCAAGTTTGTAATCGTTATCTGCAAGAATTGATAGAAGAACATTTGATAGTTTACGCATTGGAGAGAAAATGTCATAGCTAATGTTAGCCATGGCCTTTCTCTGGGCTTTACTCATTCCTTTTGTTGACGCGGATGCCTCGCCTTGTGAAATACCTTTGGTCCCAACAGGTGATCCGTTAGTGAACCAGTTTTTATACTTTTCTTGAGACTGATTGCCAGCTCCGTAATTTCTAGTTTCCTGCATTTCAGGAAGTTGAGTATACGTAAAATACGTACCGCCAGCGCAAAAACGAGAGTACAACGCCCTTGCAACACGAAGGCCGTACTCTGGCTTTAGCTTGTCAATCTCAGGTATGTTGTCGTTAGGAAACAACACACTACCAACTATCTGTGGTAATATCATATCTTACAAATTTGGTTAACCACGACAAATGTAGTAAATTTTTTCATTAAATAACTGAAAACAATAGTTATACATCAAACATTGTAAAACTACCCTTTATTTCTATTGGTTGATAAACTTCTTTGTAAAGGTCTGGCATCCTGCTTTTTATGGCTCTCATGCACCACCCTGTAGCTGCACACAAGTCATGGTTGGTCAGGTCATCAAGACCCCTCATCTGACTCCACTCCTCGATTATCTCCCACATTTTCACATACTTAACGTTGTTGTTAAAGAACGTCATTATGTCTCCAGCCATTTCATTTTTCTCTGCCTCTCCCGCCCATACACCTGGTCTTGAGTCCTGTTTTCCGTCTGAGCCTAAGTCTTTGAGTAGGTATCCATCAAAACCATTGTCTCTAAAGTATTCAACTAGCGCCTCTCCGTCGGGCCATTCTGGGTAGACATATGCCCCAAGGAATATGGCAGCCTTTAGCCACTCCTCGTGGTATTCAGACTTGTCTTCAGTTTGCCTATTGTAAATAAGAATCCAATCATTGCTTACCCATTCATTCCTTGGCTTGGTGTCTGGGTCTACTTGACTATCTCGTTTGTAGAAAACCGCCGCTGCTGCGTTTGACTTCTTTTTACCAACCGTGTTTCTCTTATGGAACTTTACCGGGTCACAGCAAAGAAAAAATCTATTCATTACCGATGGATCAGGGGCATATATCAATCCTCTATCTTTTGGGGGAATGTAACCCTCTTCTGCCGTAACTACGGTCTTTCTGTTTCTCATTTCCTGCGGTGGCAGGTAGCTCATTGTCCAGCTACCCTTGGGGTCGTTGTCGACATA